GACAACTAGTACTTTATCTTTCCCAGTTACTGTTTTAACTTCTTCTATAGTATTAAATCCAGTAATTGCTTCCATCTTGCTCAAATGTATAGATGGATCTTTAAGTTCTCTTGGTTCATCAAGATTATTAATGATAATATCAAAAGCTTGAGACAAGCTACATTTTTGATTATAGTAATTCCACTCTCTATAGGGTTCAGGACTTACACAATCTCTAGGTTTAATATATTCTTCAAAAAGTCCCTTATGCCAATTGTCATAAACTTTATTATGAAGTACGGGATGTCCCTTAAAAAAATCTGTTCCCCCCTCACAAACAATTATAAAATCATCATGGGTTTCTGCATATTTTTCAAGTGCAGGGATAGAACAAACAACTCTGCCAGCTCCACCATTAATAAAAAATGCTTTTGATCTCATTAGATAACCTCAGTTAAAAATTATTAATCCTGTGTATTTATTACATGAACATGATCTGGACTAATCGATCATGATTTTTAAACATATTTCTATCCATAATGGCTCCATGAACCATATTTGCATCATACAATACTGCCTTATTATACTCCATTTTTGAGGCATATTCAATCTTTGTTCTGTCATATTTTTCATCATATGAATAAAATTCAGTACCACCAGCACATTCATTTGGGGTATTTAAATACACAACACAAGCCCATTTATTATCTGGACCATCAACATGGGCAATATATTCCCTTCCATCTTCTATTATTTCTTTATTGTTTGTGACATTAACCATAAACCTCATTCCAGACCAACGATATTCGTGATGTTTTTTTTCAAATTTAATGTGCCATCCAGAATGACTGCACAATTGTTCAAACACATCCTTCATAAAAAAAGATAATCTCAAATCATCCTCACATACTCTACGACCTATAGAATATGCTAAGAGATCTTGATTATCTTTTTTTGTATATTTTTTTGATTTTAATGCATACTCACGAACACCATCTGGATTAAGATAAAAATTTTTTATCTCAAATAATTGCTTTCCATTAACAACTTTAATTTTTACATTTAAATTTGAATTTAATTCAAACATTACAATAAAGGAATAGAACCATAATTTTTAGTCGGCATATTAAGTTCATAGCAACTTTCTGGCATTACATCAAATCCAATAGTAATTCGTTTACCAGAATATTTTGATTTATTAACTACTCTATGGCGTATATTACCACGTCCAAAATATATATTTCCTACTTCATTTTCAATGTTCCAATCTCCAAATTCAGTAGTTGTATCCTGAGGTTCTATTGAAACATACCCATGATAAGGTGCCGAATGATTGTGCCAATCTAATACTTGATCATAATCATGATAATTTAACCAAGATTGCATCCAAACTTTATCTTCTTTTATATTTTCTCTGATTATATCATTTAGTTTTTTAAAAATATTCCAAAAATGAATGGATGGAGAAGATACACTAAAGATATTATACAAATAATAATTCCAAGTAGTATCTCCAAATCCATCAGAAAGCAAAGATTGGTGGCAAAAACTTGCCACCTTTATAATCTCTGCTTGATTTTCTTTTATATAATCAAATTTGTATAATTTATAATCTTGATTCATATTAAAAATAAAGCAAAATCAAATAGTTAATCCACCATTAGTTGGTTCTTTTATTGCGTCTGGATTTTCTGGGAACATATAGTATGCAATATTAGGAGGAACTCCATTAGATTGCATTATTTCTGGAAAATCTCTTAACTTCTGACGATATTCCTTCCAAGCATCCTTCAATGTTTGTGGCATATCTTCAGTAACTCTACCATCTGTTCCTTGTAAGTGACCATCTCTGTGGCGTCTAATATCATCCCAAGTTAGATCAGTATCTCTGTCCAATAATTTTTGAATTACTGTCCAGGTTTTAATTGTAAGTTCACCATCAACAACTTTTACGGAGTACTTATCATAAATATCACCAGGCATTAATGGTGTTTGATAGGTAAATTGAGGAAATCCATCAATTTCTGGAGATTGTTCATGTACAACTTCTCCAGTATATTGCTCTTCTAATTCATTTATTGGTTGTCCTCTTAATTGACAAATCAAAGGATTTGTTGTGCAGTCAACCTCAAACCATTCTACAACATCCTCTGGCATTGGTCTGCCGTCAAGGATATCATCTTCGATCAATGGACCATACTTTTCTGTTCCATCTTCACCAATTTGAAGATAGATTTTATCTGGACCATCATATGCAGATGTTCTAGTGTTTCCTTCGCTAAATGAATGATCTACCAAAAAATTATTAGGTAATGGTAGTTCATATTCTACGTGAATGATCTCTGTTGCCATAATAGTTTCTGTTTTGTTCAGGTTTTCTCCCTCGTTAATATTTATAATAAAAAAAGGTATGGTTTCCCATACCCCAATAAAACTTCCTTCACACGGATATATTTATTATACTACACAAAAGTAATTTTAACAAGTCCTGGTCCACCAGTTCCACCTTGTCCACAACAAGAAGATCCACAATAATTAGTCATTCCATTCTGTCCACCATGTCCATATGGAACAGTCCAACATCCACAACGCATCCAGCAAAAGTTATTAACTTGCATTACATTTGTTCCAATAAATGGTGCTGCAGATGGAATGCTATACTTTCCGTGACAATGACATGCCCAACCTTTTGGTCTCCAATAAATTGATTGGTGATTTCCCATTCCAAAATCACCTCCCATAGCACCAGGAGACATGCAACACCTACCGTTAGTAGAATAACAAGCTAATGACCAATTATTTTCAGCAAATCCATACTCTCCGCCAATAGCACAAAAATTACTTAAATTACAACCATTCACAAAGGAAGCACAACCAGCACATGCAGTAGTCTCAAATGAACAACATGGATAAACACCACCAGCACAAATTGTATAAGTCCAACCTGGACATACATCAATCGTTTTTGTATTATAGTATCCTCCCTGAGCACCAGCGTATATGTGACATCTGCTGCAAGAGCAGGCACCTGATCCATTGCCACCAGAACCCCAAAGCTCAAAAGTAACTCTTCTTACGTTAGTGGGAACTGTCCAAAGACAGCAGCATCCACTAGAAGTAGATCCTGGAGCACCATGAAACCATTTAACGCACCAAGTATCTAATCCAGTTGGATTAAGTGCAGAAGGAGTTATTGTGTTATCTGGAATTGATGCTCCATCAATTTTTTTGTAACTAGCATAAGTTGCCATTGTGATTTATTCTCCTTCTTTAAAAATAGGTAATTTTAACAAGACCTGGACCACCTGTGCCACCTTGCCCACAGTTACCACCACAGTAAGTGCTGTGTCCATTCTGACCCCCATTACCATAAGGAACTGTCCAACAACCACAACGAATCCAACATTCTCTAAGAGACATTGTTACGTTTGTGCCGATTAGGGCTGCTCCACTCGCATACCAGGCATAATTGTAACAATGGCAGAATCCCCTATCATAAACAAACTCTCCTCCACTGAAATTTCCAGATTGCGTGGGCTGATACCAATCTCCTCCATCATCTCCAGGTTGTCTGCAGCAATAATTTTCCGAGTTACATAACGCAGGCCAGTTATCATTTGAATAACCATCATGACCACCAATGGCACAAAAATTACTCAAATTATACCCATTTACATACGATGAACACCCAAAACATGCGCGACATTCTATTGAATAACATGGATATACACCACCAGCACAAACAGTATATTGACATCCTGGAGCAGTATTAATGGTTTTTACATTATAATATCCACCAGCAGCACCCATTGCGTGTTGGCATCTATTACATGAGCATGAACCTCCACCATTACCACCAGAACCCCACAATTGAATGTGAAGTTTCTTTACTCCAGAAGGAACTGTCCAAAGGCAACAACATCCACTAGAACATGCCCCTGGATTCCCAAAAAACCATTTAACTCCATATGCAGTGTTGAGTGGCGAGGAAAAGTCAGCAGCATCCACTGAAGCAGTAGTAAGAGATTCTGAACTAATTTTTTTGTAGCTTGAGTATGTTGCCATTTTTTTAACTGTATGTAATTTTTACAAGACCTGCACCACCAGTTCCACCTTGTCCACAACAAGAAGTTCCACAATAAGTAGTCGTAGCACCTTGTCCCCCAGTGCCATATGGAACTCTCCAACATCCACAACGCATCCAGCAGAGAGCCATTGCTTGAGATGTTCCACTACCTCCAGCAAGGAATGGTGCATTAGTTGTACAAGTCCAGTGGTAATTACAATGGCAAAAGATAGATCCACCCCAATGACCTCTGTGATTGCCCATTCCAAAATCCCCATCAAAAGTTTGTGGGGCGACACAGCAATGCCAGTCGGAATAGCAACCTTCTTGCCAGTTAGTCTCTGCTCTTCCAGTATCACCACCAATGGCACAAAAATTACTTAAATTACAACCATTGACATAAGATGAGCATCCATTACATGCGGTACATTCAAATGAACAACATGGATAAACACCAGCAGCACAAATGGTATAAGTCCAACCTGGAGTTACGCTAATTGTTTTGCTATTATAAAATCCACCGCCAGCACCTTGATAGTGATGACAACGACTACATGAACAAGCACCGTGTCCGTTACCACCAGCACCCCAAAGTTCAAAGGTAACTCTTTTTACTCCAGAAGGAACCGTCCAGAGACAGCAACATCCAGGAGAACACATATTTGGTTGACCAAATACATGGAAGACATTGTAAGCATATCCAGCACCAGATTGAAGAGCTGATGTTGCAACAGTTCCATCAACAATTTGACCAGATACTATTTTTTTGTAACTTCCGTATGATGCCATTTTTTAAACCATTTGTTACTATTTATATATTGACAAAGGGGGGCATAGTGCCCCCCAGAAGCATTAGACGGTGAAGATTCTCCATCCAAAAGTATTTCCAGAGAAGACTAATTCAAATGCAGCTCCTTCTGTAGAAACTGTCAGGTCTGCAGCATCACCTTGAATTAACTTACCGTTTCTTCCAACAGTAAGATTGTTTGTGTCAAATGTTTTAGCAACATCATAAACTCTAATCTTATCACCAACTGCAGGTGATGCTGGGAGAGTAAGAGTAACAGCTCCTCCATTAGTATTTACAAAATACTGTCCCCAAGATACCGCAGTAAGATTACCAGTTACGTCAGTTGGAG